GTTGGTAAGCTTAACGTCCAAAATTAACTTCATGGAGCTGATTCCGCCCGCCGGCGGATGCCCTGCCAGAATGCACTTACCCATTGCTTGCACCGCCTTCCGGCAGTCCACCACAGGTAGACAAAATCAATTGTGTGTGTGTGTGTGTGTGTGTGTGTGTGTGTACACGTACGCGGACTTATGTTTCCGATTCATGGACTATGCCTCCTTATTGCTTAACATACCAATAGTCCCCGCTGATCCCGTTGTCCGGGTATGCGCTGCTTTCTGACGAATAAACGTCCTTGATATAAGCGCCTCTGCTCTTGACGGTATCCGTTTCTTTTGCATACGCTGCCGAATAATAAAACCGCAGAGTGCTGTTATAATAACCCCAATAATCAATTCGATAGCATTGAAAATCAAATGCCTGATGCCGAAGGTATCCGGATGTCTTTGCTTTCGCTTGTTCGGGAGTTAATGCTTCCCACGTAGTATTATTTGCCGGATAGGGTAAGTCGGCGCACCAATACAATACCCCAGTGCTTATTCCAAAAGAACCTGGACCATTCCAACGAGCCCATCTCTCAACCTGTCTCGATAAAACGCTGTATTTTTTCCAGCACGTCTGCTTTCGGCGTCTCAGTAGGCACTCACCCATTTCCTCTCCTCACAATCAGGAATTGCACCGGGAACGCCGTGGCAGGTGCTGCCGTGGCCCAGAGCTTCACAGCCCCATCCAGCGTGTCGATGCTCAGCACCTTGCCCCACGCCTCGGCATACAGCTTGTTGGCTGCGTTGTCGCTGCCGGACAGGATGTCCGCCACGGGGTTGTCCGTCGCCAGCATCCCCGGCACGCTGACCTGCTTATAGTAGTAGCCGCCCGATGCCGTCCAGCCGGTTGAGATGGTGGCCGTCAGCGTCAACGTCGTGGCTTTCCCACTCAGCGCCGCCAGCATAGCCGCCAGCTCTGCGCCGACAGACGTCTCCGCCCAGTGCGCCGCGTCCCATTCCTCCCCCGCTGTGATAGCCGTGGTGCATTTATATAGCTGCCCGTCGTGAATGCAGTAGGCACCGACGGCATAAGTCCCCGCCGGGTCGTATTCCTCCGCCGACCGCGCCGCCGCCATCGCCGCGTCGATCTTGTCCCAGTTCGCGTTTCGGATATCTACATCGTAGAAATCTTCTTTATCCGGCTTTACCAAGTGAAGATTTGTGGTTTCAGTTGCCATTTGGCAGCACCTCGTTTCTTAGTTGGTCGTGAGTATACCCAGCGAGCTGGGCGTGGGTGAACGCGCCAAGGGCGGTATGCGTGTTGTAAATGATGATGTAGTCCCAGCCCAGGTGCGCGGGCATGATCTCCCGCAGCGAGGCGGTGAGATCGTCCATGTTGGGCGGGATGCCGATGGTCCCCACAAACTTGATGGCCACCCGGTACTGTTCCGGCTTCTCCGTGACCTCCACCGCGCCGTTTGAAAAGCTCTCCGCCACGTCCTGAATCATGGCCACGGTGGTCACGCCTGCGCCCCGCAGCTTGGACTTCACCCGGCTGCGCCGGAAGTCTGTCTCCTTGGCAACCTCCACCGGGATGCCTAGCGCCTGCTCCCAGAATTTAAGGCCCCATGTGGCGGAGTCCACGCTCAGCTGATCGCAAAGGCCGTTCCGGGCCTGCCATAGTGCCAACCGCTCCGGCTCCAACGCCTGCTGGATGTCCGCGAACTCCGCGCCCTTCTGTAAAAATTCCGGGTACCGCTGAATCAGTAAACTCACGATACCGCCACCTCCGATAAGACCGGTACCTCGTCCGCCGCAATTATGACGTTGCTCGTCCCACCGCCCACGGTCAGAGCCGTGTAGTCCACGACACCGGGAATGCTCAGCAGCAAAAACGCCACCCGGTTATAGAGCACCGTGTAGGTTTTCTCCGCGATGGTGTCCAGCTCCGCGTCCAGATTCGCCGTGAAGCTCCCGGCCACAAGGGACTTGAAATAGGCCCCCACAGCCTCCGTCAGCGCCGTCTGTACGGTCTCTTTTGTGGTGGTGCCGTCAATGGTAATAGCGGTACTCACCGCCAGTGTTTTCGCCGTGGCGGATAGAGCCGTTACCGCAGGCCCCACGGGCCGCTCTGCGCCGATGTGGGCGGCGGCTGCACTGATTACCTCCGCGTCCACCGCGCCGCCCTCCGGCGACGCCAGCAGCACCTTCACCGTCCCGTCGCCGTTCCACTTGGCAATCACCCGGGAGTAGCCCACGCCATCCACCTCCCCGGCCCACATCTGGTAGTGGTAGGGATTGCCGGAGGTGGGCGACCGCTGCATCCGGGCGTAATAGCGCTCCACCAGCGCGGCGTCTGTCTCCGCGTCGGTTCCACCTGTGGCCGCCCCGTTGGTGTACGCGGTGATGCCGCTGTAGTTGCGCAGGGTGGACACGATCTCCCCCGCCCCGATGTTGTACGCCGCACCCACTTCCGCCGCTTTCAGCGTCCCGGTCGCCGTGCCGTCCGCAATGGTCGCCGCCCCGTCCAGATAAAAGGCCAGCCCCGCCGCCGTGTAGAACGGAGCGCCCGCCGGGACCGTGGCCCCGTCCGTGCCGGTGAAGGTCACGTCGCAGGTGGCAAGTGTTCCCGCTTTGCGGTCAATGCCCACGGTGCCCGCCTGCTTGTCAATGTAGGTCCCACTGGTCTCGTCCACGTAAAACATAGGCTCCAGCGCGTCCATGGCGTGATAGCACTGGCAGATCTCCGTGGCGATGGCGGCGATGATGTCGCCGGTAAAGCTGCCCTCACAGGTGAGCAGCGGCGTTTTCAGCCGTGCGAGTATCCGGGCTTTCACCTGCTCCTCTGTCAAATTCTCATACATGCAGCGATACCTCCCCGTAAATTGTTTTGACTGTACACTGCACCGTCAGCCGGTCGCCCTCAAAGTCCACGGACGTCTCCCCCACGCCGGTGACGTAGGGACTGACCAGTAACGCCTCCCTGATGCAGCGAATCGCCTCGCTGCGCTTCACGCCCTCCGTGAACGCCTTGCCGATCAGGTCTTCCGCCTCACACCCGTAGTCCCAAGAGTACACATCGTACCGAAAGCGCGGCGTTCTCAGCGCCAGCCAGCACCAGACCTTCACCACCTCGGCCCCGGTGACCTCCACTGGCTGTCCTGCCGAGAACACCGGGACGCCTGCCGTAAAGTCCCATTTGATTTCCCGCGCCATGGGCAGCGCACGGACGGTTTCCTCCGCCTCCGGCTGGACAATGGGGAAAATAGAGCTCATCCGCACCTCACCACCTTGTCAAGGATGTAAAACATCTGGTCGTCCGCCGTCAGCAGCAGCACCTCGTCTCCCGCCTTCAGCACCGGCCCGTCCTGGGTGGCCACGGCGTTCAGTTCCACCGTGCCGCTGGAGATCGTCATGGAGGAGTGGCTCCCGTTGGGGCAGCTTGCCGAGATTGCCAGCGCCCCGGATACCGCAGACCCGGACACTTTCAGCTTTTCCGCGTGGCCGCTCACCAGCCGGTGGCTGATGTAGAACCGCTCCGCCTCCTGCGTGGTTCCCGCTACGTCGATTTTTAACGGTGTGAGGGACAACACCGTCCCGTGCAGCAGCCGGGCGTTTCCCGCTGGGACAGCCTTCTCGCCCGCTTCCATCATCGTCCGGTATAGTCCGCTAAACGGGTTCTCGTCCATGTCGTCCTCCCTCCTTTCATATCCCTCGCTTTGGCCTGCGGCCACAGCTCGCTCATTTCAGGGCTCGTCCTCTTCCTCCGCAAACGCTCCGCTGGTTTGCGTCGGAGAAATACGAAAATGCCATTGTGTCCGAATTGGACACATTACTCTTTCGGAACGCTGCCAGCCTCTTGTTTGTCCATCAGGTTCCGGAAGTCCAGCGACACCTTCGTGTGATAGACGCCGCCGGAAAAGTTGTGGCTGTCCGACGTGATCCAGAACTGCCCATACGTACCGGTGACCGGCTCCTCCACCACCACGGCGTTGCCCGTGATCAGCTTGGGACTCCCGATGCACTCGGCGGTGATGGTGGTAGCGATGCCGTTTTCCTCCAGGATCTCTTTGGCAGTGGCCTCCGGCTTCTCTTTGTCGCTGGCTTTGATGGCCTTTTGCATCAGACCGTACAGGGCCACGTAGCCCTCCGGGCTATCAAAGTGTGCCGTCAGCTTGTTGTTGTCATCGTACACGCCCACCCGGGTCACCATGTCCTCAATGCTGTCTTTGCTGGTGCAGGAAAGCAGGTTGCTCCCCGGTACCAGCCGCAGGCTCTCCGCCCCGATGGCTTTTTCCACCACCTGCAACTTGTTGGATGCAAACCGCACCTGATACTTTTTCCCGTTCTGCTCCGACGCCAGCGCGTACAGGGTCTCGATGATCTGGTACAGGTTCACGCCCAGAAAATTCCGGCTCAGGCTCACGCCCGTGGCCGCCAGCACCCCCACGGGGATGCCGAACTCGCTGGCAAGCTCACGCGTCACCGCCTCCGGCGTCTGCTTGCGCACCGCCAGATACGTGCTGTTGCGCTTTAAGTACAAACCGTTGTCCAGAGCCTCGCAGTCAATGGTCTGCCCCAGACTGTCCCGCTGCCGGGAGACCACATGCCCGGAAAACAGAATATCCGCCTCATGGTACAGCCGCACTCGGCCGCCCAGTTCGCACAATGCCTCGGGCGTCACGCTGAAGGAGAGCTGCCGGGCGCAGTCGCGGTAGCTGCCGCTCCACGTCTTGCTCTGCACAAACGGCGTGATATGTTCCGTTTTCTTCCCGTCCAGACTCCACGTCCGGATTTTCAGAAGGTCGTTGTAAGCCACGCCGCCGCCCCCTTAAAGTTTGGATTTATCGGGACATCTTACTTTCTGCCCCGGATAGATCAGATTGGCATTTTTGATGCCGTTGTACTTGGCCAGCTTCCAGCAAAGAGTGCCGTTCCCGTATTGTTTCCGGGCAATCCCCCACAGGGTGTCTCCCTTCACCACCGTGTGGACCCGCTCCGGCTGCTCTGCCCGGGCGGTGGAGCGGGTATTGTTCCCTGTGGCCGTCTTAACCTCCGTGGTCTCGGCTTCCAGTTCCCGGTACCGGCGCATGGTCAGCTTTACGTATACGTCCCCGGTACCGTCCCGCTCCCCGTAGCGTACCGGCCCCAGCAGCACCGGGACATTCACCGGCGTGTCGGTGACGATCAGGCGCAGCACTTCCCCCGCCTCCGACCAGTCCGTCAGCGTCTTCACCATAACGTAGGGGTCGCCGCTGTAATCGCCCTGGGTGTAGTTCCGGGATTCGGACGGCAGCAGAAATTCCAGCTGCTCGTCAAACAGAGCGGAGAGGCCCGGAAACGCCGCCTCCCCGGTCTGGGCCATGTCCAGCACCGTGATGTTCCGCCCGGCCTCCACCGCGAACTCCCCGGGCGTCACGGGCATGCTGAGCTGCGTGTCCGTCTTGACACTTCTAAAAAAAATCTGCATATCGTCCTCACTCCCTCCCTATCCCTCGCTTCGACCTGCGGTCAAAGCTCGCTCATGCCGGGGTTCGTCCTCTTCCTCCGCAAAGCGCTCAGCTTACTTTGCGTCGGAGATGGACGGGGGTACGGTTTTAACCCGACCGCATCTTACCCAGATTGATCTGCCGCAGCAGCTCCGACGCGATGGCCGGGATGTCGCTCTCCTGCCGGACGTGGAACTTATTGCCCGTAATCAGGATTTGTCCCGTGGCCCCGCTCCCCGCGCGGCTCTCCGCCGCCGTCTTCACGGTCTCGTCCTGGTGCAGCAGATACAGCCCCGTTTTGGATACCCGCCGCAGTCCAAAAGCGTCGGAGCTTTCGTAGTCCTTTTGATACGCGTCCAGATCATCTATCAGGCTGGAATCCCCTGTGACGCTGTCCGGCGCTTCATAATCGCCGCCAGTATAAAACAAAATGCCCCGGCTTTTGATCTGGTCCAGGCTCCACTTATCCTTGTAGGCGTCCAAGATGGACGTAATACTGGAGGCATAGTCTGCGGTGTCCTCCGCCTGCTGGTCCCAGATATCCATTTTGTCGTCTATGTCGCTGGAAACACCGGCCAGACTCTGGGCGTTTTCAATCACGGTCTTCATGTCCGCCCCGGCCTGCTCCGTGTCTCCGTTGTAAAACTCCTCCTGGGCATTCAGATAGTCCGTACGCAGCTTGGCGATCTCATCGGCCACACCGGCGTCCGTTTCGGAGGAGGGGGTCTTGCCCTGCAGCACGCCGGACATGACATCCTGATAGAGCTGCTGTTCCCGATTGTCCCGCGCGGCCTCCCCCTGCCCGATCATGGCGTAGGCGCTGGAAAGCGCCTCCCCGGCGGAACCCTGCAGCCAGTCTATCTGCTGCTGCAGCCCAGGATCGCGTCCAGAGTTGTAGCTGTCGCCCTGGGCGTTCTCAATGTTCTGCTGAAGCCCCTCCACGGTGGAGGTCTTCCCTGTGAAAGTCTCTGCCTGGGCGGCCATCATACCGCCGTAGTTTTTGGCCAGCTCCTGATACAAAATGTCCGCCGCATCGGAACCGGATATCTTGCCGCCGGATACCATGGAGGAAAGCTCTGAGGAGGATACGCCGTAGTAATCCGCCAGCATTTGATTTGCGTTGATGCCCTTCAGACGCAGCTGGCGGAGTTTGGTGCTGTCCAGCTTGTCACTGGTGGAGATGTAGCCGAGGATCTGCGCCACGCTGTCCATGTCCGACGTGGACATGCCCAGTGCCGCGCCGGTGTCTCCGATATCCGTCAGGTGGGTGAGAATATTGTCCTGCGTGTCTCCGTAGACCATCAGCGTCTTGGAGATTCCGATCAAATCGTCGTAGATGTACGGCGTGACATTAGCCATGGTTTTGATGTCGCCCAGCACCTTGGCGGCATCTGAATCAGAGCCCAGAAGCGTCCCGACGGATAAAAGATCCTGCTCCCGCTTTGCCGCTGTGACCGAGGAGCTGGTCAGGCGCGTTTCGGATATGGATTCAGCGGTGTCCGTCAGTGTCCCGGCATAGGCCTGCATATAGCTGTCCTCTTCTTGGGCATTCTGCACCAGTCCGCCGATTGCACCGGTGGCAGCCCCGATTGCGCCGCCCACCGCGGTGCCGACGCCTGGGATAATTGAGCCGATGGCCGCCCCGGTGATTGCGCTGCCCAGTGCGCCGGAGAGGACATTGCCCATCTCGCTGGAATAGGCGGAGGAAATATAATATTGGGCCGCCTGCTGCGCCGTGTCGCCGACCATCTTTCCCAACCCCGCCTTGGCAAGCCCGGACAGCATATCCGTCCCGGCAGCAAGTTCCGAACCGCTGCCGGAGCTGCTGGCGGAACTGTCCCCCAGCTTCCGAATGTCCTCCTGGGTCTCCCGGATGGCTTTCCGGGTGTCCTTGGACGCCTCCTGATAGGATTTTGCCGCATCGGTCAGGTCCTTGTACTGCTTCTTGGCGTTTTCAAAGTTCAGACGGCTCTCCTCGGTACCCGTCTTTTTAAACGCGTCCTCCGCTTCCTTCAGAGACTTTTTTGCCTCCAGCGCCTGGGTGGAGACGGAGGCAAAGGACTTGTTGAAAGCGTCGTTCTTCTGAGAGAGTTGTCCCACCTTCCGCTGCAAATCCTCAAATTCTTTGCTCAGCGCCTGGGAGTTGCCCAGCATGGACTTCATGGACCCGCTGATCTGGTCGTTTGCCTTGAATACGATGGATGTTTCCGCCATGTTGATTCCCCCTTGACGGTTCTGTTGTTTTGTGCTACGTTGATCTTGAAGAAGCTGTGAAAGGAGCTACGCTATGAATGATTCGGGCCGTTCGTTCCGCCGACTATGCTGGGAAATGCGCGGTATTATCTGGCTGGCAGCGATCATCCTTTGTATCGCCACATTTTTCTATACACCGTTTTTTATTGGTGACAATACACTTACCGGTGTCGTGTTATTCATGATTCTAGGCTCCATTGCAAGCTTATGCTGGGCCGTCTGGTCCAGCGGCTATAAACCCTGAGTAAAAGGAACTGCGTTATGAACGAGTTGAAACGAGAAATCGAGTGCATCAAGGGGATGTGCCGCCGTGACCCCGGTATGCGTGCCAACTGTTATGGGATACTGATTGTGCTAATTCTCGCGCTTCTTCTTGGAGTGTGGGTATTCTCGTTCCTTTTTTGACTACTCTGCCGCCTCCCCATCCGGGAGGCGGCTTTTTATGCTTTCGGCCTATGTTCCCACTCAAAGGCGGCGAACTCCCGGATGATCTCCTGCCACCCGTCCCCCGCCTCCCACAATGCCCGCAGTTCTCCCGCGGGCCAGTGGTGGGCGTGGAACAGGTAGTACAGCAGGGCGAGCTCCGGGTCGCTCCCCGCCTCTAGCCGTTTTTTATTTCACTGAGGGTCTTGTGCAGATACCCGGAGAGCTTCTGAATCTCCACGGAGAGCTCGTCGATCTCCCCCGGGGTCAGCCGGGCGGAGATGGCATCCAGCGGTGTTGCGATGTTCCTTTCCGGACACAGAAGCCGCTTGTCGTGGAAATTCGGCTCCACGCAGCCCTCCAGCACAATGTCCAGTGACCGCTCGGCCATAGGCTTTTCCTGCGTTTTGCGCACCTGCTTGTAGCTGAGCCCTCGCAGGCGGAAAATCACGTCCCGCCCCGCCAGCTCGCTGAGCCGGTCGACCTTAAAGGACTTTTCCGGCAGCACCTTCCGCACGTCCGGCAGCTCCGGCTTCAGCAGCAGATCCAGCACGCCGACCTCTTCCAAATTTTCGCTCATGCTTGCACCTCGATCTTATCCAGATATTCCACCCGCGTGGCGGTAAAGGGAATGGTGATACTGCCTTCCTTTTCGGCGGCCCAGTCCATCACCGGAACCTCGTCAAAACTCACCCCGTATACGGAGATCCGCTCCGCGCCGAAAGCGTCCGGGTCCGCCAAGGCCCCCACCAGCGTCTTGCGCGGGTCGTGGCCCGCCTGCACCTGCTCCACTTCGTCGCTGCCCCGGGTGTAAATCTTGTGCATCGTCATGCTTCCCGTGATCTTGACGCCGGTGACTTTGCTGTCCTCTGTCATCTGGCCGCAGAACGTGATGGTGCTTTTGTTTTTGGCAACCTTCACTTGAAACGCAGTGACCTCCGCCCACTCTTCCCCATCGGCCCAAACGGAGCCGTGCGTACCGTTGATAACTCTATAACCGTCCATAGTTCCTCCTTACAGCGTGATTTCCACGCTGACGTCTTCAATCGCATCCACCGGGTGAATCGTCACCGCCAGGAATACGTTGGTTCCGGTGCCCGCCTCCTTGATCTCCTGCTCGCTCATGTCCACCGTGGAGGTTCCCTGTTCCTCCAGCCACGCCTGCTGCGCGTCCACGTCGATGGCGCAGGTGAAGTCCTCCAAAATCAGGCCGTCCCGGGCGAGGGAGCGGAGATAGTCGGTGATGGCCGTCACCAGCAGCAGCTTGTTTTCATACGTGTTGGCGAATTTGCCGATATAGGTGTCCTCAATGGCCGCCCGGAGATCGTGCTGCACCATGTCCAGCAGTTCCACGATCTTGATTTTCTTCCACTCGTCGCTCTTGCCGGTGACGGTGGTGAGGCTGTTGACGGCCCGGCCGGTCTTTACCTTCTCGCCGTCCCAGAACAGCACCAGCTGGCCATTCCCCACGGCGGCGTTCTGCGCCGCCTCGGTCAGACGGTCCACGTCCCGGACCTCGGAAAGCGGCGCGAAGGTGGCGGAGATTGCCATGGGCGTGCCTGCCAGCAGCCCCGCTATCCGCCCGCAGTAGGCGGCGGCTGTGAGCTTGTCGTCCTCGCCGATGTCGATGCCGCCCGCCGCAAAGTTCACAATGGCCTCGCTGTCCGCCGCCAGGCCCGGCAGCACCGCCTTGTAAATCGCGTGGTTATCGCTGCGCTGGGTGACAATCCAGGTCTTGATGACGCCCGCCTCCTCCGCCGTCAGATCGGCGGGGCCCGCCAGATAGTCAAACTGCTGGGTAGCCAGCCACGTGAGAACTTTGCAGCCTGCGGCAATGGCGTCTTCCGCGTCGGTGATGTACAGCAGCACCTTCTTTGGGGGCTTTACATAGCCCAGAAACGCCCGCCGAACCGCCGCCTGGTTGCCGGTTCCCAGAGTAGCGGGAATCTGGGACGCCGCGGTGAGGGTATAGGACTTGTCCGCCAGCGCCGCATCCCGCAGGATCAGGGCCACCGTCCCCTTCTGGGACCGGGCCAGCGCCGTGGACGCCGCCTCTTGAAACGCAATGTTGATACTGGGCATGGTCAACGTGCTCATAATGTCGTGTCCTCCTTCGTTTTCGTTGTCAGCGTCAGCTGCTCCATCAGGGGCAGCACCGCCGCCGGGTCAAAGTTCGTCCGACTGTAAGACAGGGACAGAACCACAAGGGTCTCGGTATAATCACAGTTGTGGCTGGTGGTGCAGCTGCGCACCTTCAGCGCCCGGCCTCCGGTCTTCAGATAGCCCTTGGCAAACAGCCCCACGATCATCATGGTCCGCAGGTCCAGCAGCGCAAAATGGCTGTTGTGCCGCTCGTCCACTTTCACATAATCCGTAATGCGGTAGGTGAAACGCAGCTCCACGCCGCCCGGGGCGATCTCCCCCAGCGTTATGCCGGTCAGCTCCGCCAAGTTGCAGGGCCGGGTGAAATCCCGAGGGACCAGATTCTCATAAACTGTCTCGCCGGGAAACAGTTTCCCCACCGCCGTACTCACGGCGGCTGTGATATCATCGGGTGTCAGCATTTCCTAAAATCAACCTCCATACCGCGCGTCGTCCAGTTCCTGATCGAATTTCCGCAGCGCATTGTCCGCCGCGTCAAGCGCAATTTTATCCCCCTGCATTGCAGCCCAGCTGTAAAACTGGTGTCCTTTAACATAGGTTCCGTTGCCCCGCAGGCGCGGCTTATAGCGCTTTGCCCGGCCGCTGGGGAGCCGGACCCCGTGTCCCCGGTCCAGATACCGGGTCAGGTCTGCGGAGGTTGTCCACTCCCCGGAGGATTTCGCCACCTGAACCACGTCGTCAAATGTGGGGGACACCGCCGAATAGTGCCCGCCGCTGCCCATGCGAACCTCCTGCCAGCGCTTGACGCGTCCGCGTGGGTCCGTGACGCCCTGTCGGTCGATCTGGGCCTGGACTTCCTTTTGTGCGACGACGGCAGCGGTATACAGGGCCGTCTTGATTGCCTCCGGGACTTCCTCAATCAAATCGCCCCAGTAATCCCATAATTTATCCCATGCTGCAAGATCAACCTGATAGGACATCAGCAGTCCTCCTTCCGCTGAATCTCATACTCGTTTTTCCATGCGTCCAGCGTGTGACACACCTGCACCTCATAAACCTTGCCTCCTGCATCCACCAGAGACCCGGAATCAAGTTCTATGGCCTTTGGCGTCACCAGCACGTACGTCACGGTGGTGGTTGCCTGCAGGCGCTCCTGCGTGTGGCCCATATATTTCTCAGTTAGAATGCCGGGGAAATGATACCCTGCCGGGTCTAGATCCACATCTTTCCGGCACTCCACCGGCTCGCACAGCGCCGCCCTGACCTCCACCATTCCCGGCTGCTCTGCATCGGTGATGGAGGTCAAAAAGCAGAACTGCCCGCGCCACAGGAAGGAGAGCCCCAGATTGATCCGGCTGGCCTTTCGCATGACGAAGGTCACGCTCCGCGCCCCGACGCCAACCGCAGAAAACAGGTTGCTGCGGTCGCTCTGCACCGCTTTTGCCCAGGCTCCCCATACCGTCTGCCACGCCCAGCTGTCCTCCGTCTTGTCGTAGGTCAGCTCCCGCGCCTGCACCCGCTCGTTCAGATCCCCCGCGCTGATGAAATTCATCACACTTCCTCCGTTCCGGTGCCGGTGTCCAAATCGGACACCGGCTCGGTGAGCTTCAGCTGATTTTTGATTCGCACGAACTCAGGGTTTTCCGCCACGATAGTTCCCGTGATGGTCGGGTTTCGGCGCTCGTACTTGTCCAGCACCAGATAGTTGATACACAGGTCATATTGCGCAC